AATAACATATATATAAACTAGTATGAAACCAAGCATACATAACTTATGGTGGGAACCACACTGAAGAATATGCATGATCGACAACATAAACCAAGTTACATATACTACAATATGTTACTTATTACTAGTTAAAAGCTGAAGATGTTACAATCCACGAACACCCAGCAAGTTGTGCATATTTCTATTCACATCCTCTGCTGTGTGGCGTTCGGTGTCCTCCTCCTGTGTGCCTACCCTACCGTCCAGTCCGAACATCCTGTTGTTGACACCACGTAATGCGGCTGCCTTCATCTGAATGTGTGCTTCTCGAGCTCGAACGGGAGTTTTCGATGTCATTTCATAGAAATCGAAAGCATATCGCGCTAATGACATATCGGTAAGGTTTCTTTGAAGCCCATATCTTGGCATATATGGCTTCTCAGAGTTGCGCTTCTCAATGTACGCTTCAGCAAGGTTGCTAAAGTGTGCCATGATTTGTCTAAATGATGGTTTAGCATGATCAATTAATGGTTTTATCGGATACTCAACTTGCTCATCTCCATCCATCATAACCCAATAACCATTAATGTTTGGTGACGTCCCATTCTCAATACACCAAACCATCAATCCGTTTAATATTATTTGCATCTGTTCATCTGTGACATCATAGTCATTCTTGACACCTTCATACCAGGATGCAAACTGTGATTGTAATGCCCTTGTGTTACTCAAATGTATTTGTTCAGGGGCATAATCAAGAAGGTGTTCAAGGTTAACAACAGCCTTTGTTTTGATTTTGGGTATTGTTAACTTTGAAGAAATACCTTTAAGACGTGGTATTGTGAATGTTCCCGAGGTTCCAACATTAACGTCTCTGTCTCGAACTTGGGGTACTTCCATCTCACTTTGGCGAGCATGTGGCTGAGCTTGTCCACCCGTCTTATTCTTCTTCTCTGTTGTTTGTTTGTCAGCTGGTTTACTCGATGAGTCTTCACCCTTAACTCTTCCAGCATCAACACTCTCTCCCGACTGATGGGCAACCTCCCCACCCTCGTCATCTAATCCTTCTTCCTTGGCCCCTTCAATGAGTGCTCTCAAATATGGACTAATGTCACTCTCTCCATGCTCACTCATATAGAGGCACCTCAATGCTGTTTCTGAGATGTATGGTGCCTTTCCCTCGGAGACAAGTTGCGAATATGGCGCTTGCTCGATCACCCATTTATAGAAAAGCCTTATCTCATGTAATAGGTCTTTGTAACCCCATGCTTCAATCATAGATGCACAAATAGCTTCAAGCCGATGTTCTGGCTGTTCAGCTCTATCCCATTCAAGGATTGAAACAATACGCTCAGGCTCAAGCTTTGGTACATATTGATCATCAATTAGTATTCCTTGATGGGACATGAACCAGAGCTCCGATCTTTCTTTTGTCCGCTCATTAAAATCATATGACAAGCCCAATTCTGAAAATGGTTCTTGCAAGGAGTCCAATATCCATTCATCGCTCGGTGGCACTGAAACAATCAGATCATCGCCATTAGCGAAGAAAACACATCTGTTGTTCTGGTCTTTGTAGTTTATGCCTAGCCGACGTAGTGAATATCTCATTGCTATCAACACCATGAGTGTGTTGTCTACGACTGTTGATGGTTGTCCTGAATTATTCCCTTTGAACTTCTTGACTATTGTTCCATCAGCGGTGAGTATGGGAGTATAAATGATTTCAGCATACAAATTTCTCAACATTTGGTTTCCAAGCTCCCATGGTTCCATAAATTTCAGACGAATGGATGCCACAGCATTTATGAGATATGGTGTCAAAGAACTGTCAAATCTACTACCATCCGCACTGCAATGCACCCATCCATCGGGTAGCTTCCTCAATAATTTGTCCCAACCACCTGAGAACTTTGAGATTCCAACGCTCCACGGAGCAAGTGTGTGCTTCGAGTAGAATTGATTGTTAAAATCATCCACACAAACCTTGCCAGCTAAGAGTGTATCTAAAGGCGCTGCTGTAAAGGTTCGTGTTTTATTTGCACGCACCTTCTCGATGGGTCTGAGTTCAGCCTTGATTGAGCCGTTCCACACTCCAAGGTTTCCCTTGTACAATCTCAAGCAGCTTTCATACAATATCCTTTCTTTATCTTGCTGGGTGTATGTTTCAAAATATTCACGCTTCTTGCCCTTATACAATGCACCAACAGCTGCTTTCATGTTGAGAGATTGAAAAATCTCCTCTTCATCAGTGATATAATTGCAAGTTTCAAATTTGACAGCATGTAAATCTGCAACTACATCATCAACAGCCAATTCAAATGCGAGTGTATCGACTTTCCCAACTTCTATTTCAGTGGAGTACTTGAGGATGTCCTTGGCATATGCAATACGATTCAATCGACTTTTGCCATATGCACCCATGAGGGGTTGGAAGAACTGCCTAGCTTCAGGATGTGTGCTAAGATAAAGATGGAACAATGGACACGGGCCCTTCACAATGTGCTTTGTCACAAGTTGGCTCTCACTCTTTGCCACAGCTTTAAGATTTCCTTGAAGTTGTGCATATAACCACTTCTCACTTGCTTGCTCACTAACCAACGCTGATTGAATATCCTCAATGAGTTTGTCAATTTTGAACATTCCGGTTGGTTGGTCACTTTTAAGCTTCAAGGATCCCCATCCTATTTCATTTGGGTTGTACACCCAGTTTTTCCGCCACTCTAAAGTCTCAACTTTCGCGATTAACTCCATGAAAGCTTCAGGAACAGCTGCGAAGTAGTTCTGCTCTGTGTTAATGCTTGTGAGGCTATGGAATCCAATGATTGCACCATCATCTCGAGCAACAAGCGGTAAGCCACAGTGCCCATCCTTTGTGTCGATCCAATGCCTCCAAAACTTTGATCCACTCACTGGTGATGTGGTGCTATCTGCTGATATAAGACTACTTAAGAATTTCTCTTGAAAGTTTGTACCAACCAAGCAAATTGAGTCGCTAACTTTAGGTTCTCTAAACTTTATCTTCACTGGGAATGGTGGAAAATCCTTTGGAAGTCTTATAAGCAAGATATCATGCTTCTCCACGGGAAACACTTTCATTTCCTTTGTATTAGCCACTTTAAAGTCACCGTGTGCTGTCTTAACCCGTAGAGTTCCATTATTTCTCTTGAGTAGATGGCGATTGGTTATTATGATGGAACCAAAACCAACACCATGGATTGAAGTGACACAATCTTCAGAATCATTTTCCAACCTACAAATCAACTTTGACACTTGGTTGTGGTCTCGGAGCCCTCTATTTAACGATCGAGCTTCATGTTCAACTCCTTCTTTCATTGGAAGCTCACTATAGTCAATCTTTGTGGCTTTTTCACTCT